CGCCCTTCATATAAATATACGCCTCGTATAAAGAGCCGTAAAGCAAGGCATTCGGAGCGTTTGTGCTTAACCAAGTTGTGCCACCATCCGCCCCAGCAGTCAAAGACGCGGGTCTGTAATAGTAATGAAACTCACAAACATAATTACTGTCCGGAGTTGGACCCAAAATTAAATTATCGACATCAAACATCGCGTAATATTTCGGAGTTCCGGTAGTAGACGAATTAGGATGAAGTTCTTGAATAAAATTAACGTCTTTTTGTAACAAGAACTCTTTAGAACTGCTGTTCGTAATCGACAGCGAAAACGACGCTAAGAAATCTGTCGGCAAGGATAGAAAGGGATCGTTCTGCGTGACAGCGCTTGTGGCGTTCTTGCGAAAATATTCGAGATCAACAAGCTTAAAAATGCGATCTTCCGCTGCTGTGATAAATGTAGGCAGATTAGTTACGAAAGAAGTCTCTGTATTTTCGCAGTAATCTTGAATGGCAGTTTTCAATGTAGCTAAGGTAAGGTGTCGGAATCAGTAACCGTGATCGAATACCCTGAACTATTTTCAAGAACTGTGCTCGTAAATCCATCAAACCCATTCACTTTTCTAAATCTTACAGTGTCCCCAGTGGTTCTGCCGTGGTTCACCTCATTCACTGTTATAGAGGCGCTACCGGAAGACCCTGATGTAAAAGAATTTGTTTTCAGTAGTTGTTGGACTGAGGGCTCAGTTCTATCCGGTCTGGCATCACGTAAAGCTTGAACCTCCACGATATTTCTAACAGGAAATAATTGTGGGTGTTTTGGTTCAAACTCATCTGGCCCCACAATAGCGCCCGTCCATTCACGGCGAGCATCTTTGTAC